TTGAAGACTTTGTTACTTATCCACCAATTGGTTCAGAAGAATTTCCTCTTTCAGAAGAGGAGCGTTTAGTAAATTATAAAAAGGGTTTGCAAGTAGACCACGTTGACCGCAATCTAAATAATCTTGCGCCTGAAAATCTGAAGACTTACTGCCCTAATGCACACAGCGGTAAGACCATTAAGTATGAGGACTATATGCCTAAATGAAAATAAAAGTAGGAATTATTGGTATAGGCAACTGTGCCAAATCATTAGTTGAAGGTATTCAATATTATAATCAAAATCCAGAAGATAAGGTGGGTTTGATGTATGAAAATATTGGTGGATACAAAACAAGTGATATCGAATTTGTTATTGGATTTGATGTAGATAGACGTAAAGTAAATAGACCATTAAAAGAAGCTCTAAGAGCTGCTCCAAATTGTGCTATGGATCATGTAGATAAAATTGATGATTCATCAAACGGTTATGGATGTATTAAAAAAAATGCTATGGTTTATTCTGGCCCCGAATATGACGGTGTAGCACCTCATATGTTAGACTATCCAGAAGAAGTTTCGTTTAGAACTGGAGCACAAAGTCATATCTCTTATGATGATATTGTAGATTTATTGTGCAAGGAACGTGTTGATGTTGTTATTAACTACTTACCAGTTGGCTCTGAAAGAGCATCTGAATTTTATATGGATGCAGCTATTTCTGCCGGATGTCACTTTGTAAATTGTATTCCAACATTAATTTCTACTAAAGAAACTAAGAAGATCGAGCAGAAATTTATTGATGCTGGTCTTACAATCGTTGGTTCTGATATGAAATCAGCTTGGGGAGCTTCTCGTTTATCAGAAGTACTTCAGGGCGCAATGCTTGATTCGGGTCTTATGGTAACTCAACATATTCAAACAAATATGGCTGCTGGTTCTACTCAAGGACAAGAACATATCAGAACAGGTCGCACAGCAAATACTGATTTCTTGAATATGGCTAAACAAGAACGTCTGCATAATAAACATATCTCTAAAGAAAATGTTCTAAAAGGTCAAAACCAAACTAGAGACACTTCTATTGCTGGCATGACTCTGTTCGCAGGCCCGTCATTGACTGTTCAACAAAAGCCAGGTGGTGATTACATTGGTAGTGATCAAAAGATTGCTAACTTTGATATTATTGCTTATGGATTTGCGGGCGCTCGTTATACCCTTACAGCCAGAATGGAAGTTCAAGATTCACCAAATTCCGGCGGTGTTGTAATTTCAGCTATTCGATTTTGTAAAGTAGCAAGTGAAATGGGTATTGTAGGTTTTCTTCGTGGCCCATCTGCTTGGACTCAGAAAACTCCACCACTTCAGTTAAAAACTGATGAAGCTAAATACGAATGTGATATGCTTGCACAAAGGAAACTTACCGATTTGACTGAACCACAGATTGTGGCTAATAAACCAAAAGCATCAAATCTTCCGTATACTTTTCAAGTAGGGGAAACTGATTATGCCTAAGATGATTAATTCTTTCGATATTGATGGTGTTATCTATATGGGAGAGGGGCGAACAGGAGTGTGCCCTCATCCTAACGACATTATCATCACAGGTCGTTCTATAACTCAATTAGAAGAAACACAAGCTCAACTTAAAAAATTTGGTATCTACAATCAAGTTTTTTATAATCCATTAAATAGAAATGATCCAAAATATTCAAGAGTAGAAAGTGGTAGATGGAAGGCTAAAGTGTTAACCCTTATAAAAAAAAGTTATATAGTAAACATACATTTTGAAGATGACCCTGTACAAATTAATGAAATTAAAAAGGTTCATCCTGATCTTACAATTGTACACCTTGATCATAGTGGGTTAGTAGAGAAATAATGGAATCATACAATTACAATTGGTGGGCTTACAATAAAGAAATTATGAGAGACTTTAATTGGTTTATTTATAAAATTAATCAAAGAGCTTGTATCAATCTTGGTTATCTTGATGAGGAATATACTAACACCAATCGTAAAGGAAAAATTGATTATGGACTTGCAAAAAACGTAGAATATTTTCATCCTACAATTACACTTGATGATCGAATGAGATATATTGGTAAGAACATTGCTTCTGCCAATATATCTAATTTTAATATTTTAGGTAACACTATTATCTCTCATTTTTATGGAGCTCGTGGTGTACACCAAACGATAACTGGAGTTAATGATCCTAATAACTGTTGGGTTGATTTTGATAGAGTAGAAAAGAACGATCAAGACTATATTCAATTGCTTCGTAAAACTGTTGAGCATGAAACGAAAGTAAATAAAAAACCAGTTTGGGGAACTACAGAACTTCATACTTCTATTCAAGGTGGGGCTAGAAATTACTGTAGAGAAAAGTATGGAGATTCTACACGGAAGTTTCATACTACAGATGTTATTGAATGGGTTGCTAATTTTAAAACAATTGGATTAGCTGACAGTCTACTATATAAATGTACTCACATAAAAGAAGCATATGATGAACTTACTAAACTTAAAGGCGTTGGTGAGTATTACGGTTTCCATTGTGCTGCAAGTACTAGTGTTTTGCCAATGGTGAAATACCACCATGATCAACGGTTTGTTAGTCCAGGCCCAGGCGCAAAATATACGATTAAACTACTATGGCCAAATGCTCCAGCAAAATTACATCCTGAGGCTATCTATTTTTTAAGAGAACAAGCAGATAAGATTGGTTTAATTAAAGGTGTTAACTTTCATCCTAATGCCTATAATATTGATGATCTTTTTGAATTTCCTCAAGATGGATTAAAGTATTATGGAACTGAAGTTGTCTCATGTCAGTTTGGTGTATATTTTCAGATTCGTGATGATAAAAAAGCGTGTGATCGGCGCAAAATATCTAGAATTAACGAAACATCAGCTACGTTGGAGAAGTTTTTTGTATAAAGTCTCTTTACATTTAGTAGAAAAAATAGTATAATGTATTTAATATGAAAAAGGCTATTTTAAATTGTCCATTTAGACCCATCTCTAGTCGCATGGAATCTCATAGAGGGGCCCAAGGTGTCATCTATGCTGACATGATTAAACAAACTGGAGTTGATATTTCTATAAATTTCTCTGGTAAGATTGAAGATCATAATCAATATGATGAAATGTATGTTTATCATGGTAATGATTGGTCTGGTGGAATGAACATATTTGGAGGATTAAAAGGATTTCCTCACGTTGCCAATACTCGTAACTTTTCTAAATTCAAAGGCAAGGTATATTCATTAGGTATAGAATTTCCCCCATATCATGAAATGATCCAAGAGAGGATCAGTAAAGCAAAAGAACAAGGTGATGAAATTAAACCCGAATGGTTAGAAGTAGACATTGATAATCTAAAACGTATGTACAAAACTGCTGAGGTAGTGACCCATCCAAACAAAACAAATAAATTAGTTATTGGCGATAGTCACTCTATTTGTATGTATCGTCCAGAGTGGACTATCAATAGTGTCCCCTTTAAGACGTTAAATGGGGCATTGTGTGATGGGTTAGATACGTATATTAAAGACTTTTCTCCTGACCATCTTGAGTGTTATTTTGGTAATATTGATATTCGTCATCATGTCTGTCATATTGAAGGTGACCACATTCAAAACACTATTGATTTAGCAGAGAGATATATAATTGCAGTTGAAGCATTACCTGTCAAGAATGTTTCAATCTATGAACTATTGCCTATTGAGGACATTAGTCGTAAATTACCTAAGTCTGGTTATTATAAAAATCAACCATTCTGGGGAACATGGGAACAACGAAATCAGGCTAGACTTAAATTTAGAGAAGTCTTAGAAGAAAGAGCAAAACGTGGTAAGATTATTCGTTGGGTTGATTCTTTAACAAATAGAAACGGCCAATTAGACTTTCATTTTATGGAAAAACCTCAATCTGTACATTTATCAAGAAAATACTATCCACATTGGAATGGAGAAGAAAAAAGTGAAACAAGTTTAGAGGAGTTTTTTTCATGAAGTATATAAGTGCTACAATCGATCATGGTGAAAAGAATACCTTCAATAAATGGAATGGTAAATATATCAATGAATCTGATTTGGATGATATTGTTTCTGTAACAGAGAATACTGCAATCATGAAGCCAGGTGTATCTTTGGATGGTAGTGATGTTCCTCTTGCGTATATAATCACAAATGTATTTCCGAATGATACGATAAGAAACTGCCTTGCAGAGATAGAAGACGATTCTATTATGAGAGCAAA